CACCGCTATTTTTTGTCAATAAGGTGCCACGAGAGATGTCTATGTATCCTGTAGAGAGTTCTGTCCTTGTGGCTCTAAGGATGTGGGATTTACGATATTTTCAGCTTCAAGGTCTGTACTTTTCACCAGAACATTGTTTAAAAAATGTGTGGCAGGAGAATAAGATTAATGGTATTTCCGGAATCCCTTGGATTCCTCAAAAAGTTTTCTCTCTTAAGGATTTGTGTCTTCAGAAGTTGTCGACATACAATATGGCATTTGGTGGTAGCTCAATGGGCCAGTACACACGAACTACTACTATGAATATATACCCTCTTAAATTGCCCAAAGCTTTTGCGAAATGGGATAAGCCCACACGTGATCCTAATGAATTTGCTAAATTACTTACACCTATGTTGGGTGCCGCACTTGACAGATGGGTCTATATGATGGGGACTCGTAAGCTTATGAAAACGAGAAAGTTCGTCTCCCGTGACTTTCGTTTTGAAAATATACCTCTTAATGCTTCTAGCGGCCCTAGGTCTGGTCCGAGGTTGGTTATGCCTCCCGACGAAGCTTGTAAATGCTTTCGTATTTACTCAGCTGTCGGTAAGAAAGTTGATCAGCTTGACTATTCTATAGACCAGTATATAAAAATGGTAGAGCAAGCCAGGGTTGGTGAGGTTAATCTGCATGACCACGGTTTTGATAATAATTTGAAAGCTGAAACTGCAAACTCTGCGAATGAACGTACTAAAGCTGACGCGGAGGCAGTGCATATGAAGGGCCGGCTTTTTGTGAATGGTTTTCTTTCGGGTATTTTGCTTGAAGCCCATGTGTCAAAGTTGAGGATGATGTTTGAGAGAGGTCCCGCTATTAGAATTGGCCAGGTCTGGTGGTATGGTGGAGGTGAGGAATTTATGAAGGACATTGGCATAGATGACCCTGACATGGTTTTTGGAGATGGTGATGTTAGACATTTTGATACATCAATTAATCGTGTTCTTATGCAGATATACATGGCTAGTTCAGGTATATATTATGATCTTGATAAGGCTGACCCTGAGAGTGAGGTATATAAGCGTTTATTGAGGGCAGCCACGCGTTATCTTGTTGTACGAGTCACACATTTCTTTAAGGAAGAATGGCGAATAGTTATAGGAGGTATGCCATCTGGATCATTAAATACATCTCATGGTGACTCTTGGATTTTAGGATTTTTAATATGTCTTTTTATTGAGTATACGTATCAGACGAAACCCCCCAGGCGAAGAAGAATTAATGTATGTTTTTATGGAGGAAAAATTAAAATTGTCGTTTATGGGGATGATCACGTCTTAGGGGTTTCTAGGTCAATATGGGACATAATAAATGAGAAGGAATTTGCAAAGTTTCTTTGGAAATTTTGGGATATGGAATTGCGTGATATTCGTAATTCCGTTCCTGGGTTATCTGTCTGTGATCAACGAACAGGCACTATTAAGGAAGCAGGAGTAGTTTTTCTCCAGCGCCATTTTATTCCCAGGCCGGCGTACTTTAATAATCATGATAATGTCGCTGCAATTGTCCCTTTTCGGTCATATTGGAAGTATGCTTGGAAGATACCTTTTTCATCTGATGGTTCAAAACGTGACACTATAACTACTCTTATTGCATGTATTGGTACGGCATATGATAGCATGGGCACAAATTTACTTGTTCATGAGTATGCTCACTTTGTGTTCGGAGCTATAAAAGAAATAGAAAAGCTTGATGACATAACTGTAAAAAAAAA